GCGCTATAGCCAAGCTTGGTCGTCCAGCGCTTTTAGCTTTGAACACCGTTGTTGGTGCGGCTCAAGGTGCGGGTACTATCAAAGGCTCCATATACGACAACGTCAAAGATGAGTTAATTAAATCCGGTATGGGCGAAGCCGAAGCTAAAGCTAAAGCTAAGGAAGCACAAAATTATTTAGGTGAGAACTTTTTAGATATTGCTGTTGGTGCTGGTCTAGGTGCCGCCGCCGCAAGGTATGGTGTTGAGCCTTTAATTGGTAAGAAGATAGCTGGTGAGACCGCAGAAGAAATTGCTAAACAAGGTTTTGTACGTCGTGTAAGCGAAGCTGCTATTAAAGAAGCACCTATGGAAGGTGTACAAGCTGGTCAAGAACAACTTGCTTCCAACTTAGCTTTGCAGCGTCAAGGCTTTGACGTTGGAACATTCTCTGGAGTTGCTGGTGCCGCTGCACGTGATGCCGTAATTGGCGGTATGACTGCCGGTACTATCGGCGCTCTACCATCTCGAACTGCCCCTGCTGCCCCTACTGGAGCTACTCGCGAAGAGATGAAAGAAATAATTCGTGAAGATACTAAAGCTAACGGGCAGGAGCTTACAGAAGAACAACTTGACGCTGCTACAGATAATGCTATGAAGATTATCAAAGAAGCAGCTGACGAAAGGGCTAAAAATGAAAGCAGTGGACTTGACACCGGAGATAGTCAGCAAGGCGTTCCAGGTGCTGGAGAACCCGGAGTGGTATCCGGAATTGCCGAAGGAACTGCAGCATCTACCGCATCAGACGTGGGTGGAGATAGAACAACTGCTGATACTACTGATGTTGGAAAAGGAAAAGAGCCGAGTACACTAGAAGAACCAGCCGAAATACTAGCTGCACGTTCATTGATTAGTTCAGTAGACCAAGGCGGTCTAGCTCTTAACACCCGCAAAGTTAACACTATTGCACGTGACTTAGGTTTAGAAGTTAAGAAGGGTGACAAACCACTAGATACTATTGCACGTATCCGTGAAGCGTTAGGCCGAGTTGATAGCCAGCCTGCTACGGGAACACCAGCGGCAGCGCCAACGGTAGAGCGTAGAGAACAAGCTTCAAGAGGTAGGTCTGGCACATACTATGAATATGTAGCTAAAGATGCTACCGGCAAAGAGATAGGTGTATACCCCACTAAGAAAGCTGCACAAGAAGCAACGGACTTAGCTACTTTGTCACAAGAAGAGTTTTTTGCTAAGTATCCAAACCTTAAAGCTAAAGAAACACCTGCGGTTACTGAAACAACAGAAACAGCAGAACCAACTGCCGAAGAAACCATTGCTGAACGTATAGATAAAAACAGTACAGAATATACAGAGCTAAACAACCGATATTATGATTTAGAGCAACAAGGTATTCTTGAAGGTGATAAGTACAAATATCAAGATGAAAGAGACGTATTAAAAGAAAAATTAGAAGCAAACCTTGCAGAAGGTGATGCTCTAACCGCAGAATTTGATGCGCAAGCTAAAGCACCAGAAGCCGTAGCACCATCTGTTACTGAAGAAACAGATACTGGTGTATTAAGTGATTACTACAACGGCTTGGTTGATGCGATGAACCGCACGCCAATCAATAAGTCTATAGCATCTCCGGCTGTAATAGAGTCGCTTAAAGCTAACGGGATAATTACGGAAGATGGCAACGGTCGTCTAACGATGACCCCAAAAGGGTCTAACATGGCCGTTGACATTAATAATGCGATTAAGTTTGGCAGTGAGGCAATGACTCCTGAGCAGCAGACAGAGCTGTTTGCCAAGTACATTCCTGAACTCGGCGGTATTAAAGTTAAAGAAGACACCGTAGCTGCGGCTAGACAACGTAGTAAAAAGAAAGGTGCTAACTCTAAAGCACAAGAAGATAACACAAGCCCTAAGAAAGATTCACTAAACTCTAATGACCAACTATTTGCTACTGCCCATCCAAGTGTTGTTGAAGGTGTTAAAAACAACGATGTACAAGCTACGCTTAGAGGAATCCGAGATACGGGCGGTAAGTTCTTATCTGCTTTGGCAACTCGTTTGCTTGGGCTTAACCTTACTACTCGTCTTACTTTTGACGAACACTACGACTTAGTTTTAGAAGAAGCTGAGAAAGTTAAGAATCAAAAAGACCGAATCCTTCAGTGGATGCGTGCAGTCTATCCTGTTGTTTATATGCAGTATTTCAATGTAGGTGATTCTACTTCGCCATACATCGACTTGGCTGAAGCATTCAATGCTCTAGAACAGGGTGCGATTACCACCGCGGACGGTAAACCACTACGCGTCGAATCTATTAGAGAAGACATAGCAGACGTTGCCAGAGTGTATAGGGATGGTATGCGCTCATTAGCGTCCCCCGCTACATTCTTTATTAATCAGAACACAGCTACTTTCCGTAGCGAAGATGGCACAAGTAACTACACTGTAATGCATGAGATAGCGCACGCTGCTACTCACTGGGCTATTAACAATCGTGACTTGCTTGATGCAAAGCAACAGAAAGCTTTAGACAACCTTACCGATTTGTTTAACTACGCTAAGCTACACACCAAAGACCCAGGCGCATACGGCTATACAAACCTACATGAGTTCGTAGCCGAAGCGTTTAGTAACCCAGCATTCCAAATGGAACTGCGTGCTATGAAACGGGTTATGGACTCCGACATGTCCGCATGGTCTAAGTTTATACAGACAGTTGCTAAGCTATTCGGTGTTGAGAACGTGTTGTTCCACACACTTGCTAACGCTGACGTTCTATTCTCTGCTAACGTAGACAGCACTGTGTCGGGCCAGCCTTCTGAGTTATGGGCACCTGACAGGCTCAGTGTCCGTGCAGGTAGGTTTGTGCTCAATACTGCTGAGCGCTCTGGTTCTAAGATATGGGATACGTTTAACAATCTTATCAAAGGCCGAGTCAAGTGGAAAGACTTGGACAAGAAGAACTTTACGAAGTTCCTAAGCAGCACCAACGCTCAGACTCGCAAGTACTTATTAGGCGCATTGACGTTAGACCAGTTGACGGATATTGTCGGCGACCAGATGCCGCAGTTTAAGTTATATGTAAAAGAAGTGGATGCGATGCTTAACACTCGTAACCAAATCTTGGCTGAAGGCGACCCTATTATTAAGGTGTGGAGTAACTTACTTGAGTCTAATCCACAGAAAGCTGAGCAATTAGGCAAGGTAATGATTGAGGCTACGCTTAAGCGTTTAGACCCAGACTCTCAAGGTACTGGGCACGATGCCACTAAGTTCAATGCCGACCCTGAACTAAAAGCCGCTTGGTTAGAAATGATTACTGGTAAAGATGGCGATGTAGCGTTGCAGGTATATCGTCAAGTTCGTGCGTTTTATGAGCGCCGTATGAATGAGTATACTAAGATTCAACTAGAAAGAGTTGCTGAGCGTGAGCGTCTTAAAGGCACCCCTGATGCCGAGATACAGAAGCTAGTTAAAGAGAAATCTGATGAGATTAACAAAGAAATTATCCGTCCGTACTTCCCAATCAAGCGTTTCGGTGAATACTGGTTACAAGTTGGTACAGGCCAAAAGAAAATCTTTATGCAGTTTGAAGACGCCTACGCCAGAGATGCTGAGCTAGATAAGTTTAAAGATAAGTTAGCTAAGAGCTACGTAAGTAAATACAAAGCTGCTGGTGATACTGATGAAGTTGCACAAGAAAAAGCACTAAAAGATGCTGAAGACAATTTAGATGCTGGTCAAGGCTTTAGTGAATCACTAAGCGGACGTCTTGCCGACATTCAACACCTTAATAGAATCTACGACCTTATTGACAAAACTAGTCAAGACATTAGTTTAAGTGTTGACCCCTTAGTTAAAGCCAATGAAGTTGAAGCATTGCGCGCTAGACTGCGTGATGAGTTTGGACAGTTATACTTAGAGCTAATGCCATCTGAGAGTATTCAAAAGATGTTTATGCACCGTGGCAATATTGCCGGTCCTAGCCAAGATATGCTCCGTGCCTTCTCTGTATCACGTCAACGTGTGGCTTATCAACGTGCTCGTTTTCAGCACATGCCGCAGTTATTTAATATCGTTAAAGCAGCCAATGATTATTTAGACCCTAAAACAGGGTTAGAGTTAGATGAACGCACTCGCCTACGTGACTATGTAAAAGAGTTAGAACTTAACTTACGCACAGCTATTTTAGAACCACCAAAACAAAGCGGCTTTACTACATTTGCCACAAACTTTGGTTTTATACAGTTCTTGTCGGCACCTGCTTCTGCTTTTATAAACGCAATGGCTATTCCTGGTATTTATGCTCCGGTTGCTGCGGCTAAGTACGGTGGTGTAAGCAACGTAACTACGACTCTTTCTAGGTATGCTCGCATGTTAGGCGGTACTAAATATGTTAGTGATGAGACTGGGCGTTACGAGTTCTTGTCATTAAGCCGTGCAAAACTTGAGACTCGTAATACCGTAGGAACCGATGCCGATTCCAAGGCGCTTCCGCAAGGTAAGACTTTAGCAGATGTATACAACGAAGGTGTGGCTCGAGGCATCATTAACGTTACGCAATCGCACGAAGCTGCCAACCTTGGTGAAACTCCGTCTAACGAAGTCACAGGTCGTTGGAACAAAATTATGTACTACGTCAGTTTACCTTTCCACTCGGCTGAAAAATTTAACCGTGAGATGGCCTATATGTCTACGTTTGACATGGGGTATAGGAAAGCATTGGATGCTGGGTTAACTCCTGACAAAGCCTATGAGCGTGCTTTACAAGAAGCACGTGATGTTACTCAGAAAACAATGTTTAACTACAACAGTACTAATAAGCCACGTTACTTCCGTGGTGACTTACGTAACGTTTTATTGCAGTTTAAGTTATACCCGCAACACATGAGCGTGTTTATGTTCCGCACGTTTCAGCAAGCTATTGGACAAGGTATGGAAGCCGAACTAGCCCGTCATGAACGTAGTTTAGCCACCGCTACCCCCGATGAAAAAGCCAAGAGCATGGAAAAGAAACGTGCTGAACTAGATGAAATGAAGAAAGAAGCTCGTGATGCGTTTCTTGGCCTGATGGGTATGACATTTATAACCGCTGGTTTCACAGGTATGCCGTTGTTCTTTATATTCTCTGGCATAGCTTCTGCATTCCATGCTGTGTTTGGTGATGACGACGAGCCATTTGACCCAGAAAATTGGTTTAAAAACTGGACTAACCGCACATTTGGTGGGTTTATCGGTGATTCTATATCTCGTGGTTTTGCATCTCAAGCTACCGGGCTTAACTTTGCAGACCGTATGAACACCAACTTAACGGACATGTGGTTCCCTGACGTGCGTAAGAGCAACGACGAAGTATCTTATTTACAGAATATGTTTATTAACTTACTTGGACCTACAGCAGGCGCAGCTATTAACTATGGCGAAGCTCTAAAACGTTTTAATGACGGACACACAGAACGTGCATTAGAAGTCATGATGCCTGCGGCAATTAAAAACCTTATGGTTGGTACACGCTATATGGTTGAAGGTAGAGCCGTAACCCTAAAAGGTAACGAAGTAGATGCCGATATACCTGCCGCTTCAGCCCTTGCTCAGATGCTAGGCTTTTCTCCAGAAGACACCGCTCAGAAACAAAAAGCTTCAATTGAAATGAAGAACGTTAACGAGAAGATTATAGGTCGTCGCACTGACTTGCTTAACGCATTCTTTATGTCTGTAGATACTGGCGATTCTGATATGTTAGAAAGAGTGCTTGAGAAGATTGTTACGTTTAATGCAACTAATCCGATGGTGGGTATTGACCCAAATAGTTTATTTAAATCAGTAAACAAACGTTACCAAGACCGTGCGCTAGCAAACATTACCGGTGGTATTAGCATTAATAAGAACTTAATGCCGCAACTACAAGGTATGCTGGACTATTCTCAAGATTAAAAAAGACCCCGGGGTTTTACGCCGGGGCTTAAATCACTCACTCACTAAGGAAAGTAGCCGAAACCAATCGTCTACAGGTGAATGATACTACTTAATTCGCCAAACACGCAAACCATAGATGCCTTTTTCTATCACTATTTGCGTTTTAATAGGGTATTTCAATCGTTTTGTAGCCCTGTGAATCTGTTCTCGAGCGTGTTCGTGGTCTAAGCACGGTATAAAAAACGAAGACCCCACCACAAAATTACGCCAATTTATCTTAAAGTCAATTCCGTGTATCAGCATTTGTAGAGTCTTTAACCGCCTCAATTATGGCTTCCTTGGTATCAAAGAAATCATCGTGCTCCATGTTAAAAATATATACGTCGACTGAACCACAAGGAATCTTGGTGCCTTTGCCAATACGCTTCTTGTCTAGCTTGATAAAGATTTTGTCTTGGTGTAATCCATCCAGTAAATCTTTCAAAGTAATCTGGTTTTTAGCGCAGAAATCACGGAAGGCTTTAGCTCTTAACATAAGCACACCTGTATCCGGTTCTATACGTACCTTAATATCACTAAACTTAGGCTCGGCAATAGGTAGCTCTTGCATACCTGACCGACGGTCTGCGTTGCCGTTAATAACCAAAGTCTCAGCACGGTGGTCGTTCATAAACTCAAACACAGAGGTTATGTTGTTATTGGCTGGAGCCTTGATGTCGGTGCGCATAGTCTTAAGCATCTGTGTCAACCACTTGTAGACACGACCAACGTTGAAGTCAGGAATAATGCCTAGGTCTTTAGCCATCAAAGCACCTGCAATGTTACATGCAGCTACGCCTGACCAAAAGCGTTCTCTACTGGTAAACCCTACCTCTTGGTCTAACTTCTGCTGAACTTGCATAACTGTATCAATTGCTGTCTCTAAGTTAGCTACAAGATACTTAGCGTACTCAAACCCAGCGTGCCCGTAGTGGGTGTACAAGCCGTTAAAAATTGTGTCAGCTTCTTCTTTGGAAAGAGTGTCAGTCATCTCAATCTTGTATTCAATAAGACGCATCATCTCGCCGTCTGGTGTAGCTTTTAACGTAGCTAATTTATCGTAGAAAGAAGCGTTGGCAGAACATAGCGCAATGGTTGACCACTTTGTTGTGTTGAGGCGCTCGGCGTTGTCATGTTGTTGCATGCGATTCTTGCCACGTCCTTGGGATATGCTATATACCAAATCAGAAAAGTGGTCGCCTGATAGCTTTGTAATCTCGTCAATAGTCACAGGAAGCGTGTTCATTATGCCAAGACGGTGAATCATAGAGTTCTGCGTATCTTTCCATTGGAGCATTAACTCTTCAGGGTGCCCCCATACGCTGTTGCACATCTTAAGAATAGTCGACTTACCTGTACCTGAACGATTGTTAATCAAGTTAATAATAGCGCCACGTAGGTTGAGGTGCTTAAGCAACGGTGCGCCGAAAGCAGTAAAAAATCCAAATGCATGTGGCTCAAACCCAGGAGCGTTGTAAATGTTTGCGATACGTTGCCATTCTTTAAAGTCACCTGTTGGAGCCATGAATGTAGCTAAGCTACCTGTAGAGCTTGACGGTGGACTGTACGAAACTTTATCCGCAGATATTTCTTGGTCTCCTAGAATAAATTGGTCGTTGTCGTCTGTCCATCCAAATTGTGTTCTCATTATTTCTACCTCTGATTTATGTTGTAGTTCTTTTACAAACGTTATTAAATAGTTCATGATGTTGTCCATCTGCTTCTTAGCAGCAACAACGCCGTACCAAGCTAACTTATCACGCAACTTCTCGTGAGTTAGTGCCTCTGTTTGTGGGATAGAAAACTCACGTACGCCATCCCTAGGTAAGTGCAACCTAATCCAAATTGCATCGCCTTTACGTGGGTCAAATAAACGCTTAACTACGTACAAGTCATGTTCATAAATTAACGATGGCTCGCCATCTTCTTCCGTAGTTGCACGGTACACACCACCGTTCTTACCTCGAAAGTACGGATAAGGCAACTCAGGTACTGTATATACAGATGTGGTGCCATCTTCTTCTTTTTCAACTATCTCGTTTGTTTCGGCGGCAATTACTTCATTGCCTAACTGAATAGGGTTCTTAATCTTGTCCTTGTGTGGGCAGTCACCACAGAACCCTGGGTTGTAATACTCCATCTTTGCGCAAGTGTAGGGGCCCTTAATCTCATTAGCCTTTTCTTCTGTAGCTTCGGCGTTGTAATCAGGGTGCCCATTACTAACCATATGGATAGCTGTGTCTCTGTCAATACAGTGTGCTGCAATACTAAGCACTGCTCTCCAGCGTGGCTCATCCATATTGTCTTGGTTCTCAACCAAGTTTTTAATCTGTGCGCATCCACTACCATCTATGGTCTTAAGCATAATGGTTTTAAAGCGGCTTTGTATGTTACTGCGTATTGCTTGAGACGCTTCGCTAAAACTACGTGGGATGTAACTAGGTGCAACTAACACCCCGAGTCGACGTTTAACTTCGTCGTACTCAATATCCTTAGCAATCTTTAAGATTTCTACTGGGAAAGGCGGGTCGTTCTTAAAGTTCCAAGTCTCAGGCACACGCAATACCGAAGCACTCTCAGCAGTGCGACTACCGTCAGCTTCAAAGCCATGTTCTTCACACAGTGCTTTGATACGAGTTGCTACAGGAAGCCAATGCTCACGGTCGATTGTAGTAGTTAAGTTCCAATACGCATGCACACCACGACCGGAATTAACTACTGTAGGCAACGGTAAGTCTATCTTTATACAAAACTCTTTAAGCGCAGCTAATCCTTCTTCTTGGTCTGCGTATGGCTTTCCAACACCACAATCAACGTCCAACCAAAAGCTCTTAAAGTAATTACTATTTTTTTGTATTCGTCCTTCAGCTTCATTAGTGTATTTAGCACACGCAAAATACACGTCATATAAATCGTTTAGCAAGTCAGCTATATGTTTCTCGGCATCTGCAAGCGTTTCAGCCCACAACTGTTTTGGATAGCCACCCCCTTGTTTTAACCCTAGCAAGCAGTAAACACCTTCCCCCTCGGGAGGTAACACTACTTTTAGTAAATCTGTTGTAGCCATTGTCGCCTCTGTCCGCAATAAAGATGGGGTAGCACGGGGTGCGGCGAATCCCCTGTTCGTTCCGTCAAACTAGCTACCCCTGTAAACTAAACGCTAAACCTAGCTCTCTTTAGCATCGCTGCAATCTGTTCGGCTTTCGAGCGATGTGGTTCCGCAACGCCTGTAAACCAAGAATATATTGTCATTCGAGACACATCAAACTTTTCTGCAATCTCAGCAACAGATATATCCTTAGCGATGCAGTACCGCCCAAGCACCACCCCAATCTTCTTGGAGTTGGCAGCTTGGTTAGCTCGCACCAATCGAAAGCTATAGCCCCTTAAACTCATTCGTCGTCAGTAGACCAACCACTCATGATTGATTTAAGGTCTTTCTTTTCAGTAGGCTGCGTTTTCTTATCCTCACGCTTCTTAGGCTCAGCTACTTCTTCAGCAACTACCTTTTCAGCTTTAGGGGCTTCGAGCTTAGGAGTTTTAACACCATCAGTTTGTGAAACAGTCATAGTGATAGCGTTCTTAGCTGAAAGAGTTTCGCCTTGACGTTTTGCAATTTCCCACTGTTCCTTTGATAAGAAGTTAACTGGGCGGAAAGTTAGCTTAGGGTTATCACTGTCACTGTCAAACTTCATTTCAGTGATTAGTGTATTGAGGTTGTAACCCTGTGAACCAACGTACTTGGCATATTGCTCAAACGGCATATGGTCTAAGTCACCTTTACCGAAGATAGATTTAGATGGCAATACTAATTGGAAAATGTCGCCTTCCAAATCATCAGCCAAAGCTAAAGCTAAACGGCGTGAAAAACGGCACGCACGTGTATCACCCTGACCTGAACCCTTGATGTTCTGTGGGCATTCGGCGCAGTTGTGGTTTTGAGGCGATTCAATAGACGCATCAGGTTTTTGACCGTTAGCAGACCAGCAATCAGGCGCTGTTGCATCTTGGCTTGGGTTGTATGCTTTTGCATAAAATGTACGTGATACTTCTTTGGCGGCATTAACAATAACTACGTTCATTGAACGGCTTTCGTTTTTAGCAACTTCTTCGCCACCGATAACCATGCGGAATACACCGCCACGCAACGAAATACGTTTGCTACCACCACCGCCACCCGCAAGGGCTTTGGTTACGTCGTCTAATGCTACCTCTTTTAAATAGTCGGGTAGGTTATTTTTAAATAAAGCTAATTCACTCATTTACTTCTCCTTACTGTGATTGAGTACGCACTGTCCATATTTAAACCGGCTGGCAGTGTACCGGGGTTGTCTTCTAAAAACTGTTTCATGTTGCTTTGATGTATACGCTTCTCTAATAACTCAGGTGCTTCCCACTCCAACATAAACTTGTGGAAATGCTCCCAGTCGTTAGTCCAGTAACGAGATTTAACCGAACGGATTACTGTGCCATGCGCAGTACGAATACTATCGGCATCAGTACTTTTACAAATCTCAAGTAATTGTTGATTGATAAGCTCTAGCTGTTCTGTGTAGTCAGCTTTCTTGGCTTCCCATGCACGCTCTTCTTCATCACGTGTGTCTCGTATCTTAATAAAGACGGAGACTAGTTTATCTACAGAAATATCATCTGCCATTTTTGGTTTCCTTAGGTTGTGAGTGTTTTATTTATATTAGTGCAAGAACTTGACCTTGTCAAGTATTTATTTCGTTATTGTACAGGTCAATTATTTTTGTGTGTACATCTAGTTTATTTTGCAACATTCCGTATAACCGTGTCTCTACGGGACTACCCTTAATGTGCACAACAGTCATTGTGTTCTTCTGACCATTACGGTCAATACGGGCGTTAGCCTGCAGGTAAGTCTCAATAGATGTTACTGGTGAATACCAAATGATTACGTTAGCAGCAGTTAGTGTGACTCCGTGTGCAGCTGCCTGGGGTTGTATTATAAGTACCTTGATATTTTCTGTTTCTTGAAAATCTTTAAATATTTCAGTACGTTTGTGAACAGGCACGGCACCGTTGATAACTTCACAGGGAATACCTGCCCCTCTCAAATGCGCTTTGAGTAGTTCTATTGTATGCGTGAACGGAACAAAGACAAGAACTTTATGGCTTGCTTCTTCTATTACTTCTTGGATAACACGTAAGCGATTAGAAACATCAAACTCAATAACGCTGCCGTTATCAGAATACACAGCGCCACCAGAAATTTGAAGCAGTTTATTAAGATTAGTTGCGGCGTTAACAGTACTAATCTCTTCACCTCCTGCCACCATGAGCATATCTTTCTTGAGGACTTTGTAGTATTTCTCCTGTTGCGCAGTAAGGGGGGCGTCCCGAAACACATGGGTTATCTCCGGTAGGTCTAAGCATTCTTCTTTAGTAAAGCGAATGGCGGGTTGTAAAGATTCAAATACTATTTGGTCTGCGTTTGGTCTTGGCAACCAGCGAAACTTACTTACATTAACCATGACTCGGTCACGGAAAGAACCAAAGAAACGGTCTACTTTCTCAGGCACGCACATCTTAGCCAAGCCGTAAGCATCTGTAGGGCTCTGTGCCGCAGGTGTACCTGTCATCATCCATACCCAAGTGTTTGGAGTAATTAGTCTGTTAAGTGTTTTCCAGCGCTTTGTTGTAGGAGTTTTGTAAGCATTGGCTTCGTCAATAATAATCAAGTCAAACTTATTACGGGCTATGTCCTCGGCAACAATCTCAATACCGTCGTAGTTAATAATAATAAAATCGGCATCGTTACCTATAACCGCTTGGCGCTTGCGCTTCTCTCCGTATGCCACACCTACACGGCGGTGCACTGCAAACTTAAACAAGTCTGCCTGCCATGCTGATTGCATGATAGATAGCGGGCATATGATAAGCACTCGCTTTATCTTACCTATGTTTAACAAGTAATCAGCCGCCCATATAGCAGACGCCGTCTTACCTGTACCTTGTTCGTTAAAACAGAATGCACGTTGATTAAGAGTTAAGAATGCCGCAGTATCTTTTTGGTGTGCCATTGGTGGGAAAACACCAGGCCACTTATAGTCACGCATGATTGGGGATGGTACCTTCTTGACTTTAAGTTTAGCCAAGGTTTGAGCTTCGTCTAAGCCCCAATGAACGGCGACCATGTACAAGTCACCATTAGAATCAATAATTTTGCTTTTTGGTATGCACTCAGTTATTAATTGTGGGCGCCTTGTTGTTATAAGTAATTGGTTATTATTTAATATTTTCATACTGCCTCACTTGGCAGATTTTTTAGGCCTGTTAACTTTGACTGTATGGTCTGAGTTCCTTGAGAACGAACGGTTGCTCTTTGATGCTCGTACTTTAAGATTTGATTTAGAATTAGTTCCGCCTTTGGATAGTGGGATGACGTGGTCGATGTCTTTACCCTCACGTCGGTCTGCCTTTCCATTGTTGTTGGCGTCGACCCCATCTTTGTCAACGGCGTACCTTGCACGTTCTCTGGCGTTCCGTGAAGGCTGTTCATTTCGAGCCTTTTGCTGTTGATATTCTTTCTTGTACGGGCGGGGTTTGTTCACGTAGGGCATCTTTATCCTCCTGTTTTGTGTAAAAATAGACGGTTCCGTCAGGTAATACCTCATATTTTGGCACAACTGCGGGGTCAATACCAGCTTGTCTTAATATCATATCCATTTCGTCTTTCGTCATTTTTTAACCGCCAAATTGTTTTGTCCAAGCTCAGTAATGGTATACCCTAGGTTTTCTAAGTGAGCCAATACTGCTTGACGCTTCTCAGGGAACTTCCAAGTCCATGCCTCAAAGATAATCGGTGGGTAGTTGTTCTCACGGAGAGTGTGTTCTGCACCCTGAAGTACCTGTAGCTCATGCCCCTCTACGTCAATCTTAATTAGCCGAACCTTCTCATACTGCATTGAGTCAAGCGGAATAATAATCATGCGCTCAGTAACACCTTCAGACTTAACCTCATAGTCCTTAAGGCGAGTATCGAAATCAATACTGAACGCACCGATGTTTGTTTCTTCCGCATAGTTTGGCAACACGTAGTTGGTTATGCGCTGTTCGTTACTCAGTCCTACGTTATGTGCGTACACATTACTTAATCGGTTTAAGAATATGTTGGCACATAGTTGGTAGTAAACAATACGCTGTGGTTCAAAGACCTCAAATTGTAGTTGAGGGTGTTGCTTTGCGAGTGGTACAACATAACTCCCCAAATTAGCACCGATATCAAGAACGATACCATCAGTGTACCCAGCCAAAAGTTTCGTTGATAATTCTTGAAGTTCTTTTTCGTAACCACCATTACGCACGCCATTGCTAACAATATCGTTATGCTTAAATAGAGCATAGTTCAGGTCTCCGTCTGTTGCTAAATGTATTTCAGGTAGGCTCATTTTGTTTCTCCAAATAACCGTTTAACTTCGCCATAACTTTTTACGAACCTAAAGCTGTTTGCTAATTCAAAGAACTCGTGCTCATTAGTTGTGCCTTCAACCTTCATGCTCATATCAAAATTATCTTTAGGCACAAGTATGTATTGAGCTATGGGCGTCCCTGCTTTAATCAAAGTTTTACCAATAGGTACATGCCACAAAAGCTGTGGATTCATCTGCGCTATCCCTTGCTCTCTGCTAAAGAACCCTTGAACCGTAGTAAACCTATCTTCATCTAGGTATGGAATCGGCATTTCCAATAAGTGATAGCCTTTAGGCACTGTGCAACGCCAAGGTGATTGTACTTTTATCAACGTACGTAACGTATCGG